TAACTATACGACATAGAAGTTAATATGGCTGCGAAAAAGAAAAAGAAAACTAAGAAGAAAAAAGGAGCTACTCCTACAAATCCTGCACTATATGCACGAGTAAAGGCAGCAGCTAAAAAGAAGTTTAAAGTTTATCCTTCAGCTTACGCTAATGGATGGTTAGTTAGAGAATATAAAAAGCGTGGTGGTGGTTATAGATAATGGCCAAACCAACAGGAGGATTAGCAGCGTGGTTTGGTAAAGGTCCTAAAGGGGACTGGGTAGACATAGGAGCACCTAAGAAAAAAGGGAAGTTTCAACCTTGTGGCAGAAAGTCTGCTAAGAAGAGTAAAAGAAAATATCCTAAATGTGTTCCTAGATCAAAAGCTAAAAGTATGACAGCAGCACAAAGGAAGAGTGCTGTTAAAAGGAAGAGGTCAAAAGCACAAGGCGTTGGAGGAAAACCTACCAATGTTAGAACTTTCGCAAAGAAACGAAAGAGAACAACAAAAAGGAAAAAGTAATATAGGAGATAATTATGAAAAGATTACTAACAATTGCTATTATAGGTCTTACTCTTACAGGATGTGCAGCATCACAAATATCTTTGACTGCATCAGCACCTAAAGGTAAAGACTTAGATATCACTATTAAGACTAAAGAACAAAAAGCTGAATAACATGGAAAGAGCCAGAAATGAACGTGGTCATTACATTGCGGATGATCCAGGAACTAAAGATGTTAATGAAGCCTTTAAACCAGTTAAGTATTATCTAATAGAAGAAAAGATACTTAATCTTATTCTACAAAATGTGGCACAATTACCACATGTCTTAATAGATCCAAAGACTAAGAAAGTTATACAAGAAGTAGAGGAGTAATATCCATGCCAATGGTTGGAGATAAAAAGTTTTCTTATACTGATCAAGGTAAAAGAAAAGCAAAACAATATGCCACTGAAACAAGTAAGTTAATGCATGTTGGCTACCGAAAAGGAGGAGGAGCTTTGAAAGTTGATTCTCCAAAAGGTAAGAAATGTTTATTTGGTATTAAGAAGTAATGGCTATACCTACGTTTAAATCGTCAGCAGTAGCCTTATCATCAACCAATAGGACAACGATATATACAACTCCAAGCCTATCAAGAGCAGTAGTAACTTCTGTGATGATAGCAAATGTTGATGCATCGAGTGCAGCCACAATAAAACTAGAGTGGTACGATGCGTCAGCAACAACATACTTTGCACTAACTGGAGCATATAGTGTTGCAGCAAATGGTTATTTAATTATATCAGATACACCAATGTATTTTGATACAGGGGATTTGCTAACAGCTACAGCAGGTGCAGCAGATGACTTAACAGTTACAGCTTTCGTAGAAGAATACTCAACAGGATTTTAAATGGCAAAAGAATTAACAGAAAAACAAAATGCTTTCTTAAATGCTTTATTCGGTGACGCATTAGGTGATTATCGAATGGCAATGGACATTGCAGGATACGCTCCTTCAACTACAGTAAGAGATGTTACATCAGGACTACAGGAAGAGATCCTGCAAGGTTCAAGAGAGTATCTAGCAGCGAATGCTCCAAAGGCAGCGATTGCTATTACAGGCGTTATAGATGATCCCACAGAATTAGGAAATAGAGATAAACTAACAGCAGCAAAGGATGTGTTAGATAGAGTAGGTGTAGTTAAACAAGAAAGACTAGAAGTGAATACTCCTTCTGGTTTATTTATTTTACCTGCTAAAAAGGAAGATGATGATGGAGATTCAGTATAAAAGAAAACTAGGTTCAACAGTTCCATTTGGATGGGAACTTGTTGGAGAGTCTAAAGATTTATTAAGAAGTATCCCAGAGCAACAAGAATTATTAGAACAAGCGAAAGGATACACTAAAGGATCAAGTCTACGAGAAGTAGCGAAATGGTTATCAGCAAAGAGTGGGAGATCAATATCTCACGTAGCTCTTTACAAAATGTTGAAAAAAGATGAAAGCGAAAGAAATAGAAAAGCAGCTAACATCAGATGGCAGCGACTTAAAACCCAGGCAAGGGAAGAAACGCAGGAAGACCTCCAAGCGGAAGCGGAACTATACGAAGATAGTAAGGCCAAAGCTCAAGTCTCAAGCTAATATAATAGAAGCTGACGCATCTGAGAAAGATATTACGATACCTGAAGAGCATGAACAGAACGTGGTCTTCAAGCCTAATGATGGTCCACAGACAGACTTCTTAGCATCAAATGAAAAAGAAGTTCTATATGGTGGTGCAGCAGGTGGTGGTAAGTCATATGCCTTATTAGCAGATGTGTTGCGTTTTTGCAACCATCCACATCATAGTGGTTTGATACTAAGAAGAACTAATGATGAGCTAAGAGAGTTGGTATTGAAGAGTCAGGAATTATACCCACAAGTATTTCCTGGTGCTAAGTGGAGTGAACGAAAAGCATTATGGACATTTCCCTCTGGTGCACGTATTTGGATGACATATCTTGAACAAGACAAAGATGTGTTGAGATATCAAGGACAGTCGTTTACTTGGATAGGTGTAGATGAGTTGACACAATATGCTTCACCTTATGCTTGGAACTATCTACGTTCTCGTCTTCGTACAGTAGATGCTGATCTACCAACGTATATGAGGGGAACAACAAACCCAGGTGGTCCAGGTCACTTATGGGTTAAGAAAATGTTTATTGATCCTGCGCCTTTTAACACATCGTTTTGGGCAACGGATATAGAAAATAATGAGGTGCTACGATATCCAAAAGGGCATGACCTAGAAGATAAGCCTCTATTTAAAAGGAGATTTATACCTGCTAAACTTAGTGATAATCCTTATCTGTCTAGAACAGGTGAATATGAGGCAAACCTTTTATCTCTTCCAGAAGTACAGCGTAAACAGCTTTTGGAAGGATCTTGGGATATCGCAGAAGGTGCAGCATTTAGTGAGTTTAATAGGGATATCCACGTTGTTGAACCTTATGAGATACCCAGTTCTTGGAGAAAGTTTAGGACTTGTGATTATGGGTATTCTAGTTGGTCCGCATGTTTATGGGTAGCAGTAAGACCAGATAATAAATTAATTGTGTATAGAGAGTTATATACGAAGAAGAAAACAGCAGATGAATTGGCTGATATGATATTACAAATAGAACATGAAGCTGATGAAAAGATATGGTATGGAATATTAGATTCATCATGTTGGCATAACAGAGGACAAGTTGGTCCATCGATTGCTGAAACAATGATATTAAGAGGGTGTAGATGGAGACCTTCAGATAGATCTAAAGGAAGTAGAGTAGCAGGGAAAAATGAATTGCATAGATTATTAAGAGTAGATGAAGAAACTAAAGAATCAGGTATTGACTTTTTTAAGAATTGTATTAAACTTATATCTGAAATTCCACAGATACCTTTAAGTAAATCTAACCCTGAAGATGTAGACACTAAAGTAGATTACGACCATGGATATGATGCACTAAGATATGGCATCATGTCTAGACCAACTCCTAGAGGGTTGTACGATTTTTCCGAAACAAGTTGGAAAAAACCTTGGAAACCTGCTGACCAAGTATTTGGATATTAAACATGGATGAAGAACAAAAATTAGAAACCGAAATAGGTTTAGACATAGACGATACAGAACAGAATACATTATCAAGTTTTGTTTTAAGTAAATTTAATTCTGCTAGTGACTCTCGTTACTCACAAGAAGAAAGATGGATGACAGCGTATAGAAACTATAGAGGAGTCTATGGATCTGAAACACAATTTACTGAGCAAGAAAAAAGCCAAGTCTTTTTAAAGATTACTAAAACAAAAGTTACTGCAGCATATGGGCAGATTATCGATGTACTATTTGCAGGACAAAGATTTCCATTAGGTGTAGAGTCTACTCGTATACCTGAAGGTGTTGAAGAAGCTGTCAACTTTGATCCTAAGTTTCCTGAAGAACCTGAAGAAGAGGATACACCAAGTCTATTTCCACCTGGCTCAAAACAAGAAGAACTTGAGCTTGGTGCATTAGAAGAATTAAAAAAAGATTTAGAATTAAAGAAAGGTCCAGGTCTTACACCTACATCTATAACTTATTTCCCTGCAGACGAAGCAGCTAAAAGAATGGAAAAGAAAATACTAGATCAGTTAGAAGAGTCTTCTGCATCTAGGCATTTACGTTCTGCTGCATTTGAAATGTCTTTATTTGGCACAGGTATATTAAAAGGACCTTTTGCTTATGATAAAGAATATCCTGCTTGGGAACAAGATGAAGAGGGTAATCCTAATTATACACCAACAATGAGAACAGTTCCAAAAATAGAGTTCGTTTCTTGTTGGGATTTCTATCCTGATCCTGCTGCAAATGGTATGGATGAGGTAGAGTATGTGATTCAACGTCACAAGTTGAACCATGCTGATATGAGGGAATTAAAAAATCGCCCTCTGTTTGATGAAGAGGCCATTGATGAATGCGTATTGATGGGCACTAACTATACCAGAAAATGGTGGGAGGATGATTTAGATGATTATGATTCGACAAATATTAACGTGGATCGCTACGAAGTGTACGAGTTTTGGGGAAATGTTGACAAGTCTTATGCCGAAGATGCAGGACTTGATATCCCTAACGAGTACGAAGATTCTGACATGGTACAAGTCAATGCTTGGGTTTGTAACGACAAAATCTTACGATTGGCGATTAATCCTTTTAATCCTATTAGGATTCCTTATTTTGCTGCTCCTTATGAGTTAAACCCTTACTCTTTCTTTGGAGTAGGACTAGCAGAAAATATGGTAGATACCCAACAATTAATGAATGGGTTTATGAGAATGGCAGTTGACAATGCTGTTCTGTCAGGTAATCTTATCTTTGAAATAGATGAGACTAACTTAGTACCAGGTCAAGATTTAGAAGTGTACCCTGGAAAGATATTTAGAAGACAAGGTGGAGCACCAGGTCAAGCATTATTTGCGACACAATATCCGAATGTGTCATCACAAAATCTAATGATGTTTGATAAAGCTAGAGTCTTGTCAGATGAGTCTACAGGTATACCTTCTTATTCCCACGGACAGACAGGAGTACAAGGAACTGGCAGAACGGCTGCAGGGATATCCATGTTAATGGGTGCTGCACAACTAGCTATAAAGTCTGTGGTGAAAAATATAGATGATTATTTATTACAACCTCTAGGGGAGTCTTTCTATAACTTCAATCAACAATTTGATTTTGATCCTGAAGTTCAAGGTGATATAGAAGTGAAAGCAAGGGGAACAGAAAGTTTGATGCGTAATGAAGTAAGAAGTCAAAGACTATTACAACTTATGCAAATTGGTTCTAATCCTGCACTAGCACCTTTTGTAAAGTTCCCAGTGATACTAAGAGAGATTGCACACTCATTTGATCTTGATGCTGAGAAATTTGTGAATGATGAGAGAGAAGCATTGCGACAGGCTAAGATATTACAAGAGTCTGGTATGATGCAAGCACCTCCTCCTCAAGCACCTGCAGGTGGTCCAACACCACCAGAAGGAGCAGGCACAGTTCCACCTACTAGTCCTGCAGGGACAGGCAATAGTCAGATAGGTCCAGGGGGAGCACCAGAACCAGGTATGCCAGGATTTGCAGGCAGACCACCAGGTGAAGGAGAGATTCAGTGAGTCCAGAAATAGCTAGGAAGTTACTAGCAGTTGTAAATAATAAAAGTAGTATTGATGCTTTATTTGAATATGCAGAGGAAAGAATAAAGCAACATGTTAAAAATCTTATTCGTGAAACAGATCACGCTAAGATGTTAGCCATTCAAGGAAGCATACAAGAGTTACAGAGATTTGCTACTTTGAGGGATGAAGTAAATCAGAAAGCGAAAGAGGCAAAAGATGCAAAATCCAACAGCAACAATCAATGAGCAACAAGCTAATGTAATGGGCAATAATCCCAACGATGCTTTACGAAACGCTAGTGTAAACCAAGAACAAAAGAAAAAAGAAATAAAAAAGAAAGCTATACAAGGTGCTACAAAAGGTAAAAAAGATACTAATGTAGATGTTGCTAAATTAAACAACCCAGAAGATTTGTTAGAAAAATATAAAGATACGCAAAGACTCTTTGCTCAAGAAGGTGTAATGCCTGTAAAAGAAAATATGTCTGAAGAAAATCAGATGATTATTATTAAAAGATTAAGAGATGAAGGCTACTCTGATACTGCTGTAAGTGCAATTATGGGAAACATAGATGTAGAAACAGGTGGTAGTTTTAGTCATACACAACAACAAGAAGGCGGTAAGGGTTATGGCATTCTACAATTAGATTTTCAAAGACCTTATTACGATACTTATTTAAAAGATAATAATAAAGAAGATAGTTTAAATTCTCAATTAGATTATTTTATAAATGAAATAAATACAGGATCTGTTATTGGTGCAGGCAATGCTGAACAATTAAGAAACATATTTGGTGATCCAAATGCTAGTGTAGAAGATATGACAACTATGTTAGTAGATAGATTTTTTAAACCAGGTAAACCTCATTTAGATAGAAGAATAGAATCTGCTAAAATGAGATTAGAAAATATGAAAGCAAGAGTTCAAGAAGAAACTCCTGAACAAGTTCCACAAATGGCAGAAGGCGGACTAACTGAAAACGATGATGAGACACTTGGTGCTACAGAAAAAGAAGTAGCTGATGATATACCTGCTCAGATATCTGAGGGGGAATTAGTTGTGCCTGCTAATGTAGTTCGCTATCATGGTTTGTCTACTTATGAATCTTTACGTCAAACTGCTTTACTTGGATTAAAAGGATTAGAAGATGACGGCCAACTAAAAAAAGTTGATGAGAATGGTATTCCTGTAGAGGAAGACAAAGAAGAAGATAAAGACGATAGTGATGTAAAAGTACAAACTGTTAAAATGCTAACAGCTAAAGATGGTGCGTTTCCAGATGTAAGTGGCGATGGTAAGATAACACGTAAAGATGTTTTACTTGCTAGAGGAGTAGACTTAAAAGATGGTGGCTTTCCTGATATAAGTGGTGATGGTAAAGTAACACGCAAAGACATTCTTATGGGTAGAGGTGTAAATCTACAAGAAGGTGGTTCTCCTACAACGGAAAAGAAAATTACCAAAAAAGTTGAAAGAAACCCAGGTGGAGCTTTAGTAATAGGCGGTGGTAGATTAGATACAGAAAAAAACCCTCCACCTTATGGAACAACTAAAAACCCACGAGGAGAAACTACAGTAAAATACGATCCACCAACAGGTACAGGTAAATATAACTACACTGAAGAAGGAATAAATAAGTGGTTAGAAGATAATATAATTATGAATGTTCAAGCAGTAGGTATGGATAATTCTGGTAGAAGATATAATTCAGAAACAGGTATGATTGAAGAGTATAGCTATAAGAATGCTATGCCAGGAACAGAAAAAATTACTGGAACATTTAAACCTGAAGACTACTTTGCACTAGAACGTGTACAAAAAGAAACTAGTTATGAAGGGTACAATCAACAAGAAAAAACTTTAGCTGATTACTTCTCACAAGACTTACAAGGTGCACCAAAAGGCACACTAACAACACCTGAAGGTAAAGATTACAGACTAACTAATCCTAATTTAAAAATAACAGCAGAAGGTCCTAGAACACAAAATATTATAGGTGGTGATTACACCGATGGTGCAAACTTACCTGGCTTTGGTGTAGATAAAGGAACAGGTGGAGGAGATAAAAAAGACACAGTTGATACTATTATAGATGAGTTAACTCCTTATGTAAAAGCAGGCTTTACTATAGGCGCATTAGATTTATTATTTAATCAAGGAAAAATAACAACAGAGGCATTTAATTGGGCAAGAAATAATATATTTAGTGGTGAAATTTTTAATCCTCAAAATTGGAAAGATTTTAAATATCAAAGTGTTTCAGGTTCAGGCGGAGCAAGTGCAGGAACAGGTGGAGGAGCAAGTGCAGGAGCAGGCACTGTAGGAAATACAGGGCAAAGTGTCATTGGTTCAGGTGGTAAATATTATATAAAAGCTGCAGATGGTTCAGCTATTGAAGTAGCTGTTGATAAAGTTGATTTAAAAACAATGACATTAACTTCTCCTGTTCAAGACATATCTGGTGCTTTAGTTCAAAATGTTACAGTAGGTAAACATGTTATACCTGTAGGTTCAAAAGTAACTGCTACTCCTATTTCTAGTGGGGGTACTGGTGGTATAGTTAAAGGAACTAAATATACAACTACTCTTAAAGATGGTACAGTAGTGCCCTTAAATGCGGAAGATGCTTTTGTTATATCTAATGGAGCAGAGGGTGTACCACCTACAGATTTAAGAAAATATAATACAGGAGAAGGTGCTTTAACCACAACTGCAGATGGTGTATGGAATTGGAAGACAGGTTTAGCTGCAGTAGGTGCAGGACTATCTTTATATGATATTATAGAAAATGGACCTAGTGTTGCAAACGTTGCAGGGTTAGGGTATTCAGTAGGAGTCTTAGCACAAGGCGGAGTATTCGGAGCTACAGCAGCAGCAGCTACAGCAGGAGCAACAACAACAACAGCAGCAACAGCATTAGGCACTGCAATATCTGTACTAGGTTGGGTAGCATTAGCTGCAGGTCTTATTGAGTTATTTAGTGGACCTCCTAGTACTTATGTAGGAGAAGCAGCTATTGATTTTGATAATGACGAATATAGTGCTGATGATATTTTAGTAGGAGGTTTTACAGGATCTAAATTTTCTCAAGAAAATAGAGATGGAGCAAAAGCTATAATAAGTACTGCAGGAGGATACGTAGCTGCTATAGAAGAATCTTTAGAAATAGATATTGGTGGCGAATTGTTCGTAGATGTAGGCGATGTGTTTGGTCTTCGTTATGGGTATGTTGATGGTTATGATGAACTAGGAATGTATAAATACCATGAAAAAGATTTAGATTATAAATTACTATCTGGTCAAGGGCAAGTTGGTAAAGGGCTACGAGGAAAAGATGCAGCAGAACAATTAATGAATAAAATTAATGACGATATAAATGTTGTTACTATGTTTGCTTTAGCAGATAAAGCAGTAGGAGGAGAAGGTTATGCAACATTTGATAGGATGACAGAGTATCGTACAAAACTTAGTGTTTTATCTACATATAAACCTGCAATGGCAGGATCAAGTACTCAAGCAGTATTAACAGAGCAAGAAAGAGATTTGCTATTAGGATTTCAACAGAAAGAGTTTGCAAAAGTTACAGGTGCAGAATTAGCAGAAGTGCTAACATTATACGATAAAATAGAACCTGTTCATATTAGAAATCAATACCAAAATTTTAGTGGTTATGGTGGATAACTTTTGCGTATTGGCTACCGATCACCCTGTGTAAACAGCTACTGGTTGCCCTGATACAAGGAGACTAAAATGTCAGAAACTAACGAAGAAGTCAAAGTTACCAAAGACGAAAAAACAGGTGACACAATAATGAAGAAACCTACAAGGTATAAAAGACTAGAGCCAACAGCTCAAGAACTTGCTGCCGAAGAGGAATTAAAAGCTAGAGAAGAAGCTAATGGTCTTGCTACTGAAGAAGT